GCCGGCCGCGACGGTCAGCGTGATCGTGAGGTCTTCGGGCGCGGCCCCGGAGTTGGTCAGCGTCCCGACATACATCCAAGTCGACGCGCTGGCCGTGTCCTGGCCCACCACCTGCACATCCGCGCCGGAGGCCGAGCCGATCGCGGTGACGGATGATACAGAGCGGAATCCATAGTCGCCCACCATTACGTTGCCGTCGATCTTGCGGAACACGCCAGGGTTTTGCGCGGCTCCGGCGCGCAACAAGCCCGACGAGTCGACGCTCAGCGCCAGCACGGTGTTTGCGATCCCCGTTGGCTCAACCCAAGTGGTCCCATTCCAGCCCGCCAGATATGTTGTCGAAGTGATGGCGGTCGTGTAAAGCCCGCCCACCCACACCACGCCGGCCGAGTCGACGGCAAGCGCGTAGATGTTTCCTGCCGACGGAGCGATGGCCGGCGCGGCGCTTGACCCAGCGTAGGCGCGTTGCAATACGTATCCAGTCGTCGCGATCCAAACGACGGGGATGCCCACAAGGGGCTCGCTCGCAACGGCCAGCGCGCTGATCGTCCCGCCAGCCGAGTAACCGATCTGCGTTGACGCCCAGGCCGATGTGCCGTCCCACAGCTCGACCCGGTTGCCTGAGTTCCCGCCGATGATCGGCCTGCCGCTGGGCGTGATCGCGATCGCGGTGACTGGCCCAACGGCACTGCCCGCGCCCATCGCCGCGAAAGTCGAGGTGCCGTCAAATGAGGCTACGTTGGCCGAGGCCACGCCGTTGATCGCCGTCCAGTCGCCGGCCACATAGCACCCCGCGCCGGTCTTGGCGGCCACGACGCAGTTGACGGCCGCGCCGCCGCCGGTGGCCGTCCAGCTCGTCCAGGTGCCGGCCACCCACCGGTACAACTTCGTGCCCTGGCAAACATAGATCGTCGTGCCGTCCGCCGAGACTGCGATCCCGTTGGCCGGCACGGTGCCCGTCGGCGCGCCGGCGGCCGTCATCGATGACCAGTCCAGGCTTGCCCGGCGGTGCGCGCTGCAGGCGGTGGCCGTCTCGTTGATGGTGAGCGAAACCGGCGAGCCGTCCGCCGAATACCAGTACGGATCGACTGCCAGGAGACGTATGGCGAGGACCTCGATATTGGTGTCTACGTCGACGCCCTCGAGGCCGCCGGCGTAGCGCACCGTGAGCGAGAGATCGGAGATCGTTCCGCTGTTGGGCGAGTACTTGAGGGTGAACGACGTGCCGAGTCCGTTGGCCATGACGTCGGCGATGATGTCGTTGCGGATCGCGGCCAGCCCCTGCGCAGTCAGGCCGTTGGCCAGGCAGACAAGGGTGACGATTCGCGGCTTGGCCAGGGCGCGCTGGTAGTACGCGCCGCTGGTCAGCGCGTACTCGGTGGCCACGTTGTCAATCGGCGGCATGCCTCCGCCCAGCATCTGCCGAACCGTCAGGCCGTAGTCGCTCACCAGGTTGCGCGTCGTTCCGTTGATGACGAACTTGTAGCTCTGTGCCACCTATCCCCCCAGCGCGCGGAGCAGCGCGAAGTCGGCGAAGATGTCTTCCGCCGGCGAAGTCGTCGTCACGTTGAGCGTGTAGTTTGCGATTCTGCCGGCCGCCCCGGCGCCGCCGGATCCGCCTGCGCCCGAGGACGCGCCCGCGCCCAGCCCGGACACGCTCAGCCCGCTCGTGGCCGCATCGAGCGCCCGCTGCGGCATGCTGGCCGCGTCCGTGATCCCGCCGGCGAGCCCGGCCATCAGTTGCCGGCCCATCGTGGCGAACACTTTCGACGGGGACTGAATCCCGAAGTTGTGCTGGGCGACAGTAACGACGCCCTCTACCAGCCAGCGCACCGCCCCAAACACCTGCTCTGCAGCGTTGCGGATCCCGTCTCGCAGGCCCTCGATCAATCGCCGGCCGAGATCCATGAAGCGCGCCGGCATGCCCTCCGGCCCATCGGACCACAGTTGATCCCAGATCCGCTTTGCCGCAGCCCAGAGCGAAGCCGCCCAGCCCGTGATCGTGTTGCGGAAGTTCCGCCACGCGGTGTCGATGTCTTCGCCGATCTTGGTCAATTTCTCGTTGATGCTCGTGAGGATTGACCCCCATGCGGTTGTGATCGTGCTCCAGATCCTGCCCATCAGCCCGGTCAGAAACTCCCACGACTTTTCCCACTTGTCTTTGATGCTGGCGACGGTCTCCTCAACGATGCGCTTCACAGTGTTGAACGCCAGCGTCAACGTGTTGCTTATGGTCTTCGTTACGCCATCGAGGGTGTCCTTCATACCGTTCCAGACCCCTTCCCAGTCGCCCTTGATGATGGCCACGGCCGTTTTGACAATCCCCTGGATTATTCTAAACAGGCCGTCCAGGATGTTCTTGATCGTCGTTGAGTTCTCGTTGATGAAGTCGCGGATCTTCCCGAACGACTCTTCCCACTGCTTGAGAGTCGGCTCGACATATTTCTCGTATGCCTTCTTGATCGCGGCGACAGCGTCCTCAAACGCCTTCTGGACTTTTGGCCAGTTCTCAACGACCCAAGTGACAACCTGCGACACGGCATCCTTGACCTTGCCAAACGCTTCCTGGACCTTGGGCCAGTTTTCCTTGATCCAGTCGACGACCTTGCCAAACGCCTCTTGGACCTTGGGCCAGTTTTCCTGTGCCCACGTCACGACGGAGCGGAAGATGCGGAGCACCTCCTGGAAGGCCGGCGCGCCGGTGTTGTCCCAGAAGACCTTGATATCTGCAAACGCCTTGCTCACGTGGTACTCGACCCACGGCCAGTTGGTCGTCACCCAGCGGATAACGCGGTCGATCTCTGCCACGATTGGCCCGAACGTGGTGATGGCGAAGTCCTTGATGCGAGGCCAATTTGCCCCAAACCAGGTGATGAGGCTCCCCACCGTGGTTACGATTCCCTCAAACACGCCCCGGACAAACGTGCCGAACTCGCCGGCCGGGCCCTTGCCGGTAGTGATCCCCTGGATGAGGTCCTTCACGCCCTGCATCACCGACGAAAGGGCGGTCCGCACCTGGGGCATGACCGAGATCGCCCAGCCGGCAAACTCCTGGATCAGAGGGACGATGGCCGGCAACAGTTCGGACCCGACAGAAACAGCCAGGCCCTGCAATGTCATTTGCAGGTCATTCATCGCCCGACCCATCGCAACCGATCGATTGACCCCGTCTTCGCCGAGCGTCAGCCCGAGCGCCCGAGCTTTCTTTTTTGCGTTCTCGAACCCGTTCCCTGCCAGCGCCGACATCGTGTCGCTGAGGTCTTTCCCGCTTTTCCCGAAGATCGCCGTCATCGCCTCGGTCTTCTGAAAGCCGTCTGCCATTGGCCCGAGCCGGTTGGCGATGTTAAGCAGGATGTCGGTCGAGGGAAGCATCTGCCCGTTGGCGTCGCGGAAAGCGACGCCCAGCTTTTGCAGCTCCAGCCCGCTCGTGCTCAGCTCGCCATTGGAGTCAAACATGCCGGCAGCGAGTTTGGCGAATTGGCCTGTCAGTCCGTCGACGTTCCCGCCTACGCCCTGGATGGCCACCGCGAATGCGGCCGAGTCGTCGGCCTTCGTCCCGAGCACGTCGCCCAAATGGTCGAGCTGCTCAGCCCAATTGTTTGACGCTACGACGGACGCGCCGAGCGCCCCGACGATGGCCGTGCCGGCCCCAACGATTCCGGCCACGCCGATTCCGATCGCCTTTGAGACCGTCCCACCCAGCGTAGACCCGAGAGAGCCGAGCAGCCCGCTGGTCTTGCCGAGGGATTTCTCCAGGGGCTCAGTGTTTCCGCCAATGGTGGCGAAAAGGCTCGCGATCTCGGTTCCGATCATAGTGCCTTACCTCCCACCTTGACGATTCCAACCCAGTCCGACTGTTCCTGTTCCATCTCGATTAAACCGAACACATCCGCATCGCTCATGTCGGCGCCGATTGCGGACCTGCGGATCAGATCGGCCATCGTGCGCGTTTCGTCGTAGGCGATCCAGTCCTGCAGTTTCGAGTAGGGCCAGGAGGCGACTACCTCCACATCCTGCCCGAGCCGCTCAGCCAGCGCGAACACATACCGCGCCAGCGGTTCCGTTACGAACCGGCGCCGACGACTTTTACCCCCGTCTCCGTGAGCCCCGACGCTTCGCGGATGGCTGCCAAGATCCGCGCCGCGGCTCCGAGCGGGAGCTTCATCAAGGCGTCAAGGTCCTCCGCGCTGAAGACCTGATCGCCGGCCTCGTCCACGACGGCCAGCATGATGAGCGGCACGTCGCCGTATTTCTGGCCGAGGGTGCCGCTGATCTGCATGACCTCGCCCACGGTGATAGGCCGGACGTTCACATGCCCGCCCAGCTCCGGCACTTCGACGGGAATAACCGCCGTCTTGGCCGCGCCGAGCATCTGGTCGCGCCCCAGGGATACGCTCTTGGATTTCGCCATGGTTAGTACGTCGCGGCCGTCCAGGCCGCCTGCAGCTCGAGCTCGACCGAGCCGGTGGTGATGTCGTTGTAGGTCTCGTCCTTCGTCCGCTTGGTCACGATCGCCGTCGAGGTGTATTTGGGCTTCCCGCTGGCCGCTCCGTTGCCCTCCGGCCCCCATTCGAGCGCCGCGCTCGTGCCAGGCGTCAGCGCGTTCCAGATCGTCACGCCGTCGATGAGGAAGTCAACGGTGAACTTCGTTTCACGCAGAGCGGCCAGGTGGCTCATGTGCGTGTCCGCGCCGGCGGTCTTGTCCACCAGCGCGATCGATTCGTCGCTCTTCGCCTTGCGGTGAACGGAACCGAGCGACTGCGAGTTGAAGTTGATATAGGCGTTGGTGCCGAGTGTGCTGGCCATGTGTGCTCCTTAGTAGCTTGTGGCCACCCAGGCGGTCTGCAGCTCAAACTCGACGGACGCGACGACCAGGTCGTTGTAGGTCTCGTCCTTGGTGCGCTTGGAGACGATCGCGGTGGCCGTGTATTTCGGCTTGCCGGTTCCCGATCCTTCCGGCCCCCAGATCAGCGCGGCGCTGCTTGTGCCGGGCGCCAAGGCGTCCCAGACCGTTGTACCGTCCATGACAAAGTCAACGGTGAACTTCGTTTCACGCAGAGCGGCCAGGTGGCTCATGTGCGTGTCCGCGCCGGCGGTCTTGTCCACCAGCGCGATCGATTCGTCGCTCTTCGCCTTGCGGTAGTAGGTGTTGATCGTCACCCCGGCGAAGGTGATGACGGCGCTTGTTCCGAGATAGCTTGCCATGTCTGTTTACCTCACACGTCCACTGCGCGGATCCGGTACATCGCCCCGCGCTGCCATACCTGCGCGCCGGCGTTATCCCGCTCCACGAGGGCGATTTCGTTCTCGCGTTTCGTCTCAAAGCCCTGCCATCCGCTGATGGTCAGAACCGTTTTGTGCAGTGCGGCCTTTATCTGGGCGTCAACCAGGGCCGCGCCCATCTGTGTCGTTGCGAAGGCACGCGCGTAGACCAGGTGATCGATCCGGTCGGTGGGCTCCGTGTTCTGCAAGCCGCCGGCCTGGTGGCTGAAGACCACAAACGGGAGCGCCGCGCCCTGGGGGGCCTCGGTCTGATATACCCGGGTCGACACGAGAGCCGTCAGCCCGGCGTATGCGGTCAGGACGCCGTAGACGGCGGTGTCCAGTTCGATCATGTCTCGAAGAGCACCTTGAACGCGGCGATGAGGACGGGCCGCGCTCGTTCCACTGCCGGCGTCAGAAACGGCTGCGCGTGCATCCGGCTCGTGCCAAGTTCGACGAACGGCGCATACTCAACGTTGGTGTGGATCCACCACTCGGTATCGCTGCGCTGATCGGCGCTCAGGCTGTTCTTAAGGTTGCCGGTATCAACCGGGACCACGCTTTTGGCGTATGCCTCGACGTCCAGGGCGATCTTGCGGACGACAGCGTCGGCCTTCACGCGCAGACCGGCCTGGAGGGCCTCCAGCTTCCGTTTGTCGATGACGATGCCGGTGACCTGAGCCATTACGCCACCACCTCGCGCACGATCGCGCGGATGGCCATCCGCCATTCCACGCCGGCCGATAGCAGGCTGTAGACCTCGAACGTTCGCGAGGCCACCACAACCCGATCCGCCGCCCGGAGATCCGTCCCCAGCGGCAGGGTCAGCGCCCAATCGCTGGCGGCCTGCTGTGTCCCGGCCGCCGGCCCCTCTGCGAGGCCCTGCGTGGACATGAGCCGGCAGGCGACGCCACTGGCCACCGTTGACCAGGTCTCGGTCCACCCGCCGGCGCCGTCCGAGGCCCGGGCCACGCGCGAGATCGTCGCCGTGTCCGGCAACGCCAACGCCTCCGTTGCTCGCATGCCGGCGATCTGAGTTGCGCTCAGCATCAGACATACACCTCGACTGCGTAAGCGCCGGCGCCGGCCGTGGAGTCCTTGCCCCATGCGCCGGCCCGGTCGCGGTAGGCGGCCGCCTGGTCTCGCAGTTGTTTGACTGCCTGGCTGCGGCTGAACGACGCTCCATCTGCCGTGAAGTCAAACTCCATCGCCTTGCGCGATGCGAGGATCTCGAGCACCTCGGCGGCCGCCGCATACAGGTTGTAGGCCGCGCCGGAGAGCAGCACGCTGTTGGCTTGATGGGCGGCGAACGTCCAGATCCCGCGGATCAGGTCCGACGTCGACACGGTCAGCACGTTGTAGCTGCCATCCGCGAACGTCGCGCTGTCCTCCCAGTCGCCGCGGTCAGCCTCCCAGGAGAGCCAGGTGATGACCCCGCCGGCCGCGATCGTGTCGATCGGGGCCAGCGGGGAGTAGCGCGCATCAGATCGTTGCCCGTCAAGCACCCGCTGCAGATCGTCATCGCTGAAGGTCTGCGAGGCGCCGGCCGGATCGTTCACCAGCAGGCGCAAGCGGGTCAGGAGTGCGGCCATCGACGAGCGCGCCATGGTTTAGATCTTGGGTAGCCGGTAGCAGCGGATCGTCGCTCCGATCGTGCCCGACGCCGGCGTGAACGTCACCGAGAGCGAGCCGTCGGCCTTGATGAACCGGCTCGACTCAAACGGACCCATGTAGACGACCGCGTTCTGGGCGATGTTGGCCGACGCCAGCGCGCCCTGCCCTGCGTTCAGCGCCGGAGGCTCGGCTCCGGCCGCGACGGATGCGACCAGGTTGGCCGCAGCCGTGTTCGTAACCTCGAGGACGACGCGGTTTGAGACTCCGCCGATGGCGGCCGCGAGCGTCACCGCCGCGGTTCCCGTGTCGAGCGTGTCTCCGGTCGGCCGCGTGGTGACGGCGTTGGCGGTCAGGTCAGTGACCGTGATTGCAGTTGCATTTGCCATTTCGTTTCAGCCTCCGTTAGGTGGGATTGATGGTGAGGACGGCCAGGGCGGACGCGCGCACCACCTTGCAGCCGTAGAGCACGAGGCCCTTCATCGCCGTGTTGAAGCGCAGCTCCTGCTCATAGGCCGTGACCTTGTTGAGCTGAACCGCCAGCGTCCAGGCCATCGGGTGCCCCGCCACGATCCGGTACTTGATCGGGCCGGCGGCATACGGCACGTTGTTGCTCTTGAGCACGTTCATGCCGAGCACGGTCCGGATCTGCCCGTTCTTGATCGTGTTGTCGCCCGGCACCGCAGCCGCGTTCGCGACAAACTTGCTGTCCTGCAGCAGGTAGGTCTCGTACCACGGAGGCAGGACCACGAACCGGCGCCCATCGTCGGGCACGTTCGCCTCGTCCAGCTTCTGGCGGAGCTGGGTCAGGTAGACGTACGGCTGGCCGGCGGTGGCCGCGTCCGTCTTCGGGCTGGCCGTGGTGCCGATCGCGTTGGTGGAGCTGGCGTCGGCGTAGAGCGCGGCAACGTCCTGATCCATCTGATTGGCCAGGGCGTAGGCCGCCTCGGACATCGCGCCGTCCATGACCTTGGGATTCTGCTGGGCCTTGTCGACGTCGTCGACCTGGAAGTTGAAATACTTCGCCTTGTTGATCTGCAGGATCGCCTGGGCGTCGGTGAGCGTCTCAGCCGCCGACATGTTGGTGTTCTTGGTGTAGTCGGCCACCGTGACGGCTCCGATCGAGTTGATCTTGACCGAGTCGCCGAGTTGCTGGATGTCGCCTTCGTAGTCGCGATTGATGACGCCGGCCTGGCCGTACACCAGGGCCTTGTGCAGGTTCGCGAGCAGGCGCGCCGACCAAACGGCCGGGATGAAGTTGTCGATTGCCATTTTGGATTACCTCTTGAGGGCTTCTTGCACCTCAGACCACCGGGTGTTGATTTCATCCGGAGTCATGCCGGCCAGATCCGCCCGCGTCAGCGCCGCCTTACGCGTTCCCGCGCCGGGGTTGGTCGGCGCCACCGGAGGAGCCTGGGGAGCTGGCGAGCCGGCGAATAGCGCCGGGTGCAGTTCCTTCAGCTTGTCCAGATTGGCCGTGCCATCCTCAGCGAACAGGTTCGCCCGTTGTGCGGCGATGTATGCCAGCCCCACGTCGGTGAGTTTCCCCGCCGCCCCCTCCGCGAATCGCGCGCGCCGGTCGGCCTCGGCCAGCTTGTTCGCGATCTCCGCGAGCTGGGCCTCAGCCTTGCTCCCCTTTTCCGCTGCCGCAGCCGCATCTCGCAACTGCGTCTCGATCTGTTTGCGGGCCGTTCGTTCGCCCTGGAGGGCGGACTGCAGTCCCTTCGTGTGGGAGTCGTAGGCGCTCTTGATCTCGGGCGGCTGCCCTGCGATCCACTGCTCGAAGTTCTGTGGAGTCGCCGGCGGGGCCGTTTGTCCCTCGGGTGCTGGTGTCTGCGTCGTCTCTGTTCCGGTCTGTTCTGCCACTTCTTCACCTGCGCATCTCGCGCTGTTCCCGCATCTCGCGGAAAACGAAAAACCCACAGCCGCCAAGTGTCGACCACCTGGCTGCTGTGGGTTGTTGCGGCGATTGTATACCCATTTGCCGCCTATCTCCTTTCAGCCGCCGCGCGCGCGCCGGCGAGGCTGCGCTGATAGTGCGAGCTCCCCCAGACGGTCGAGCGCTTGACCCCAACGAAGTCGCCCAGCGTCACCTCGCCGGCTTTCCACGCCGCGAGCGCCGCGGTGCTTCCGAGCACGGCCACCTTGCGCGCGTCGGAGAGTTTGGCGAAGATGTCCTCTCCCGCCGGCACGTCGAGCCGCGAGTCGTCACCTGGCACGTCCACGCCGAGAATGTCACTGATCGACTTGGTAAGCGGCCCCATCGTGCAGCGGCAATTCGGATGGCTGCTGAGGGTGTCGCTGAGCGGGTGAACGCTGCCGTGCATGGCCAGACAGGACGCGCAAGCGTCGCCATCACCAGACGAGAGCCATACCCACCCGTCCAAAACGTCCTTGTTCGCCTGGTAGCTGCGGGCGCTCGCCGTTCGGTAGGCCCGCAGCATCTCTGTTCGCGCGATCGTGAGCGAGCGAGCCATGCCGGTGGCCGTGACTCGCTGAGCCATTGCCGCGACGTCGCGCGGCCCCTTCCCCGTCGCCAACCCCTTGAAGAGGGCCGACTCCCAGCCGGCACGCGCTTCTGGTCCGATGGCGTCGAACAGGCTGGCCAGTGGTGAGCCGTCAGCGGTGAAGCCGAGCAGATCGCGGAGCGCTTCCTTGGGGACGGTCGCCCACGTCGGCAAGTCGAGCAGCGCCCGGCGCATTTCCGGGTCAAGGACGGCCGAGATCCGATCGGCCCAGGCCGCCCGCATCGCCGCGTCCGAATCACGGAGGGCCGAATCAGCGCCGAGTTTTTGCAGTTCTTCCGCAATATCCGCCCCGAGACCGCCCAGCCGGCGCATCTCGGCCTCGGCCTGGTCGAGCAGGGCTCGCATGCGCTGATCACGGAGCAGCATGTCGAGAGTGATAAGCGCGTCCGGATTCGCCTGCGCCTTCTGGATGCGCTCCAGATTGGCGATGAGACTATCCCGCATGGCGCGCCACGAATCACCGTAGGCCCGGATTAGGCGGCCGAGCGCGCCCCGCTCAGCGTTTTCCAGCCGGCGCATGTAGCGGTCGTGGGCATCCTGGAGGAGGCTCGGACCGGGATTCGTCATCCGTTACCCTCCGTTCACGCCCATCGGCTGCATTGGCCGGCGGGTCATCGCCGTCAGCAGTTTGTCGGCCGCGTCTGTGCCGTTCGCGTCGCGCTTGGCGGCCTCGGCATCCGGGTCGTAGTCCAGCCCTTGCAAGATCGTGTCCTGACTCACCCCGAGCTGCATGTCGATCAGGGCCGCCTGGCGTTCGGCCAGGATGTCTTCGGGGATCACGTCCGGCCAGATCAACGTCCCCGGCGACGGCTGCATATTGCCCAGGATGAGCAGCCGTCGGTTCAGCTCGAGAAACATTTCGCCGTATTCTTCGCGCTTGGCCTCGGTGATTTCCACCAGGGGCTGATACAGCACCTGCAACGCCACGCCCGAGACTGGGCCGGTTGAGTCGAGCTTGCCAGTGGCCACCTCCGGCACTTGGGTGATGTCGTGGATCGCTTCCTTCAGCCGTTTGTACAGTTCGAGCGAGCTGCCCAGATCGCTAGTCATCTCGAGGTTATGCAGCTCGGCGGTCGCGTTGGGCAGCACAATCGTTTCGTCCGCCGCGACGCGCAACTCGGTCGCGTTGAACCCCTTCCCCCACGTTTTCGGGTGGGCGTGATAGCGGATGATGCGTTGGATGTTCGAGAGGGTGAAATCGATGGATCGTTGCAGGCCGATCACGTCAGACTCGATGTCAGACAGACCCCAGAACTCATTCGGGGCCGGCAGGTTCTGGCAGTCGACGATTGGAGCGAACGGATACAGCCAGGGCGTCGTCGCCGTGACTGTCCACGTTGGGCTATCCGGGCGGGACTCCGAGTCGGTGATCAACCACTCAGCCGGGCCGAGCTGTTCGATGACCTGCCGGCGGATGATCGGGCGCCCGCTATCCTCGACATCGTTCCACTGGATGCGGTACTTCCGCACTGAGTTGACATCGTCCTTCGCCCAGTAGGGGGTGACGGTGGCCGGGTCGAGCACGATGATGCGCGGCACGCCGGCGAGCTGCGGAGCGATCTTGACGAACGTGTGCCCGCACACCGCGCCGTTGAGCACGCATGTCTTGAGCGTCCGGCTCCGGCGCGACGCCTTCCAGACCGCGTCGAGATACGCCTGAGCATTCTCGTCCGTGCCGTAGTCCCACGTCATGCACTTGCCCACGAGGGCCGTCACGCCCTTGTTGACGATAACCCGCAGCCGATTGGCCTGCACGTTATCGTCCGGCTTTCCCGGCTTGATCTTGAGCGGCTTGGGGCCGCGCCCGTAGTAAGCCGCCCAGGCCGCAGCGAAGCGTTCCAGGCGCTGCCGCTCTTCGAGGGCCATTTGCTGCATCATCGTGTTCTCAAAGAATCCCATGTCTCACCTCAGTCGTAAATGCTCGGCCCGAATTCGACCTTCCCCGTTCCGGTCCGGTACCACGCCAGCACAACGGCGTCGCCGGAGTCCGGCGAACGGCCCAGGCGTGCCTTGATTTCGTCTTTGTCTTCGACCTGAATCCGCCCACCGCGCGCTTCCCAGCGTGGCGAGCACAGATCCGCCAGCAGCTCGCGGTCGTCGGGCAGCACGAGATCCGCGCCGCGTTCCGGGTCGAGGGCCTCGCGAAGCGCCCACCAGGACGCGGCCCGGATGTTGCGAAACTTGAACTTGCCCGTCCGGTCGGTCTCTTCGCTGCCGGCGCCGTTGTTGACGCCCCGGGCCAGAATCCCGAGATCCCGCAGCGCGTCGTAGGT